ATCTTACAGGGTTCCACAAGACGTACAAAATATTGCAGACAAGATATTAAAACTAATTCCAGAAGATAGACGTGTACAAAAAAATTGGAAAGCTAGAGACGAAAAAGGCACAGTAAATTATGTTTACAGTCTTGAAGATGTACCAATTGATGAAGGTAATTGGTTAGTTCTTGCAAGATACAACGACAAACTAAATAGACTCAAACCTTTTTTAAAAGAACGTGGTATTTATTTTGAATATAAAGATCGTAAGAGTTACAAGGTAACCTTGTTTAGAACTATTCTAAACTACATACGTTGGCAAAAAGGAGACTTATTATCGTTATCAGAGGTAAAAGATATATTTGAATACACTGGTTGTCCGGCAGAAGTTACTGAAGAAAAAATGTATGATCTCTCTGATTTTAAATTTTATAAAGATGTAGAGTGGTATAATGAATTTAATGTTGATTATGAAGAGTGTCTATACATAAGAGAGATGTTAAGCAATGGAGAAGAATTAAGAAAGGACCCAAGAGTAAAATTATCTACAATACATTCTGCAAAAGGTGGAGAAGCAGATAATGTATTATTAATATTAGACAATACAAAAACAATACGAGATGCAGTTGAGAAAAGTTCTGACAAACAGGATGAAGAACACAGAGTTTGGTATGTGGGGGTGACAAGAACAAAACAAAACTTATACATCATGGCAGCAAAAAAGGAGGATCAAGGTTATGACATCGAAAGTTTGGGATAAACAACATGGAGGATCACACTACCAAAAATATAAAATTCAACCCAGCAAGTTTGTTGTTGAGAATGAGTTGTTATATCCTGAAGGTTGTGCTATAAAGTATATTATTAGACACCGTGATAAGGGAAAGAAGCAAGACATATTGAAAGCAATACATTTTTTAGAAATGATTATTGAGAGGGACTATAATGAAAATTCCTAAGTTTGAAGCACAGACAGAATGGGTAAAACCTACTGAGTTTCCAGATCTACGTAATGTAGATGAAATAGCAATTGACCTGGAGACAAAAGATCCTGACTTATTAAAGAAAGGATCTGGTTCTGTTATTGGTAATGGTGAGGTTATAGGCATCGCTGTTGCTACAAAATTTTACAAAGGTTATTTTCCTATTGCACATGAAGGTGGAGGAAACATGGACAGATCAAGAGTATTGTCTTGGTTAAAAGATATACTTGAATCTTCATCAACAAAAATATTTCACAACGCTATCTATGATGTGTGTTGGTTGCGATCAATGGGATTTAAAATAAACGGTGACATAGCCTGCACAATGATTGCATCTGCGTTGACCGATGAAAATAGATTTCGTTATGATCTCAATAGTTTATCATGGCACTATCTTGGTTATGGTAAGAACGAGGCTGCACTTGCAGAAGCTGCAGAAGAATGGGGCATTGATCCTAAGTCTGAAATGTATAAATTACCCGCGATGCATGTTGGTGCATACGCTGAACGTGATGCTGAAGTTACATTAGGACTTTGGCAAGAAATGAAAAAAGAAATTATTAGTCAAGATCTAGAGGATATATTTGACCTGGAGTCTGATTTGTTTCCTTGCCTGGTTGACATGAGATTCAAAGGTGTGCGTGTAGATATAGAGCGAGCACATGCAATGAAAAAAGAATTTGTAACACAAGAAAAAGAATTACTACACAAAATAAAAGGTGAAACAAATATTGATACACAGATCTGGGCAGCTAGATCTATTGCAAATGTATTTGATATGTTAAGATTAGAATATCCAACAACAGAAAAAACAGGTGCACCATCTTTTACAAAAAACTTTTTACAGGAACATCCGAATCCTGTTGTTAAGATGATTGCACAAGCAAGAGAAATTAACAAAGCACATACAACATTCTTAGATTCTATACTACGTTATGAGCATAATGGTAGAATACATGCAGAGATAAATCAGTTAAGGAACGCTGGAGGTGGCACGGTTACAGGTAGGTTCTCTTACCAAAACCCAAACCTTCAGCAGATTCCTGCTAGAAACAAGGATCTTGGACCTAAGATAAGGTCATTATTTATACCCGAGGAAGGCCATACATGGGGTTGTTTTGACTATTCTCAACAAGAGCCTAGGTTGGTAGTGCATTATGCGTCTTTGTACAAATTACCGTCTGTATATGACGTTATAGATTCTTATAGTAATGACTCTAGCGCAGACTTTCACCAAACTGTAGCAGACATGGCAGAGATACCTAGATCACAGGCTAAAACTATTAATTTAGGATTATTCTATGGTATGGGTAAAGCAAAATTGCAAGCAGAATTAGGGGTAACAAAGGACAAAGCTGCTGACTTATTTAATACATACCATTCACGTGTGCCATTCGTAAAGCAATTAATGGAGAAAGCATCTAACAGAGCACAAGATCGTGGACAGATACGAACATTGCTTGGTAGGCTGTGCAGGTTTCATCTGTGGGAGCCTAACAGTTTTGGTATGCATAAAGCTATGACTCACGAAGATGCACTCAGGGAACATGGACCGGGGATCAAGAGAGCTTATACATACAAAGCTTTAAATAAACTAATACAAGGATCAGCTGCTGACATGACTAAAAAAGCTATGTTAGAATTATATAAAGAAGGTATCATACCACATATACAAATACATGATGAATTAGATATATCTGTTGAAGATGAATCACATGCAAAAAAAATAATTGATGTGATGGAAAATGCTGTTACACTAGAGGTCCCAAATAAAGTTGACTATGAACATGGAGACAACTGGGGTGACATACATGGGTAAATATTATGGCATACTTAAATGCAAACATACCGGTGACATATGCTCAGATAAGGAGAGAATATTTATATGATCTTAAAACTCATCATGGCGAAGTTGAAGATTGTATTATCTTCGGGATTACTGCGATCACTGGTCGTCCGATTTTGTTCCACGCAATTATGGAAAATGGTGCAGTCTTCTACCGTTTACCAATCTCTGCTTTCATACAAAGAGGCTTTAAGCCGAAAGAAGTTCCTCAACGTAGGTTGGATGAGTTGGAGCTATGGAATTGTTTTAGCTACTATCCTGCTGTTACTAGTTGGGACATCCTAGACGGACAATCTGGTAAATACATTGGCAAAGATAAAAAATGGCACTGTGGCGCTTATTTATTTACGGTTGACTTTGCACATCCAGAGTCTAATATAGTTGACACTGACCATTCAGAGATACCGCACGAACACAAGTGCGCACACATAATGGCTTTAGATGATGGCAATTATGCAGCACAACCTAACAATAGAATCATATGGGACATACCTTCTTTCACTGTGAAAGATAACATTCCAGATTGGAAAGTGCAAACATCTGAATGGAACGTAGAAGACACGCGTAAATGGAGAACCGAAGATACGGACAACTTCTTTTACGAAATTGAGGAGAAGAAACATGATTAAAGAATTAAAAAATAAAGCTCTAAACATGTGGCAAAGCAGAAGATACAGACAAGTATGGCAAGATCACAAAGTTTGTGTAATTGCAATTGCTATTTTAGTTGTAGCTTTAATAATAAAATAATTTATGGCTGATAAAAAACCACTAAACATATCTGAGGAGGCAGCTGTGCAAATGCCTATGAAGACGGTTGCCAGCCTCATCGCAATGATCGCGGTCGGCACCTGGGCTTATTTTGGTATTCACGAAAAACTTAATCAACATAGTACAAAGATAGAGTTGATGACAAAAGATCTAGAACAAAACTCAGAGTTTAGAATTAAATATCCGCGTGGAGAACTTGGTCAGTCAAGTGGGGAGGCGGAGCTCTTCATGTTAGTGGAACACTTAGCAGGTGTTTTAGAAGAAGTAGATAAGGAAGTAAAAAGCATGAGAAACAATGCAGTTAACATAGAATTTTTAAAAGATAGAACAAAAAAACTTACAGAAGACGTAGAAAAATTAATTAGAAACGGTAACGGAGCACACTAATGATAGAAATGGTATTTGCTTTACTGCTCCTGCAGGACCACAAAATTATAGAACATCGTTATCACGACTCATTATCAAATTGTTTGAAGGCCAAGCGTTACGCTATGAAAGACAAAAGCACTAAAGATAGGGTTGTATATAAATGCATACAATCTAAGGCAAACATAGAAGTGTACATGGGGGAGAAGAAAATTCTTTCTTTAATTCTTGACTAAGAAAAAAAATTTAATAGCAAAGTATTTAAGAGATAGACGTTATCGTCAGATAGTGATAAAAAACAAGAAAGCATATGACAGGAAAAAAAACAATAAAATTTCAGACGGAGATAGTTAATGGTGTGTGTCCTACTTGTGAAGAAGTTACAATGTTAGTTGGAATTACTCCAGAAATGTATAGATGTGTTAGTTGTGGTACTGATTTAAGACAACACATCAATGGTAAAATAAGTTATATACCAACATTGTCACCTAAAACATTAGCATCAACCATGAAAGGATACTTCGATGGCGAAGAAAGCTAAAGGTTTATACGCAAAAGTATCCCACGTCCCTACATTTCACAAGACAAGTATAGGTAGAAATCCTAGCCTACAAAAAATGAACAAATCTAAGCGAAAAAATTTTAAAAAATATCGTGGCCAGGGGCGTTGACATTATCCTAAAAATATATATATTATCCCATAGAAAGGAAACATATGAGATATAAATACAAAGTAAGAGAACTAACTCCAATACCTCAAGAAGACCATTTTGAAGTTGGAGAAGCAAAAGATATGGAGGCTATGTCTTTAAAAAAATTAAAACGTAGACTAGATTCTAAAAAAGAATATCATATAGAATATACCAATAAGAAAGGTAATTTTATATCTGCAACTGTGTCTGGTATACAAGGTAAGTAATGAAAGAAAAAATAATAACTATAAAACCAAAAGGTATTACACAAAAACAATGGTCGATTCTATTATTAGAATTAAACATGATAAAAAATGCATGGAGACCATATGGTGTTAACATAGAAATGTCTGCACCCGGTTTAAAAAGAATTGTTGAGTGGGGTACAAAGAAACATGGCGTTGAGTCCACAAAATAAAATAGACCAGGCAGCCAATGATTGGAATCGTACCAAAGATCCAAAGTATAAAGATCTTTGGTATAAATTAATAAAGGAGTATGTGGGTGGATCTTATAATTTTAACAGACGGCATGTATCATCTGATTCCAGTGACAAAACAGATGATGGAAGGTGTCGAATTATTTAACGAAGTTGATTTTTTTAATCTCTGTGACATACTTAGATTAAAGTTAACAACATACCATGACTACCCTATTAATCGACATGTCATGAATGATGGCAGTGGTGATTTTTATGGGTGTATACAGAATTGAGAAAAGGCAGGGCGTGCATACAAATGCTTCGCGCTAAGTCCCTCACGTTAGCTTAGACCCATGCCAGGGTATGGGTAGCGACCGAGCCTTTGGCCTTGTAGGAGTACGTGCACGGAAACTACAGGGTTTAGATGGAATTATCTTTAACGCAGTAAAATTTTAAAAACATACCATATTCGTTAACGTCTTTTCTACCAAGCTCTTCCATTTTAATAATAGATTCTTTGTATCCAAACATTAAACAATCGTATTGTGTATCAAATGATTCTGGCCATTGATATGGCGGCATACATTGACCTGCCACACTTGAACATATTATTAGACTCAGTAAAAATTTCATTTGACACCTATTGTATATTATGAGATAAATCCTATATTAGTTAAATCTAAGAAAGGAGTATAAAGTTTATGACAGACATAAGCAAATATTCT